TCCATGTGGTGTTACATGTCTTTTTGCACTCGCTGAAAGTCATGTTTCTTGTCATACTTGGCCTGAATTAGGTCGTTTGAACGCAGATTTCTTCACTTGCGGCGAAAAAGACCCAAGAATTTGTGCTAAATACATTATTAGCGCTTTAGAATCAGAAAAATACAGAATTAGAGTCGTAAAAAGATAAAAAAAGCGGTATAAATAAAAACAGGAAACTTTTTGTGTTAAATAGTGGCTTCTAGGGCTTTCAAAGATATCAACTTATCCTTCAAACGTCATCCTGTGACGAATGATGTGGTGACAATTCGTGATGAAGACGCTATTAAGAGATCTGTAAAAAACATAATTTTTACAATTCTTGGTGAAAAACCATTTCAACCTCGATTTGGATCGGTGGTAACTCGATCTTTGTTTGATTTAAGTACAAATTTGAATGAAGTTAGAATTACAGATGAAATTAAGACTGCTTTGTCTCTTTATGAACCCAGAATTGGTAATTTAGAGGTTAGAGTTAGAGTTATGCCTGATACAAATGAAATGAATACAACAATTCGGTATAGTATTATTGGTATTCCTGCCCCAGCACAAAAAGTAGACGTTCTCCTATTCCCAGCTAGAGTATAATGGCCTTTGGACAATATGTTAATTTAGATTTTGATCAAATTAAAACCTCAATTAAAGATTATTTGAGGGCAAATACTAATTTTACTGATTATGACTTTGAAGGGTCAAACCTTTCAATTATCATTGATGCATTGGCATATAATACATACACGACTGCATATAATACAAATATGGCAGCAAACGAGTGTTTTCTTGATTCCGCTACACTTCGAGAAAATGTTGTTGCGCTGGCAAGAAACATTGGTTATGTTCCAAGATCTCGCAGATCTTCAAGAGCGAAGGTATCTTTTCTTGTAGATGGTCTTGTTGACACATCAACGATCACATTAAACTCTGGCGTCATCTGTAACGGTGTTGGAGATAATACAGATTACATATTTTCAATTCCAGAGGACATTACGATTCCTGTAACGAATGGAGTCGCAGAATTTAATCAAGTTGAGATATATGAGGGTAATTATATTACACAAACATTCACTGTTGACACTTCTCTGTTCAATCAAAGATATATTCTTGATAATTCGTTCGTTGATACCTCAACAATTAAGGTAAAAGTTAAAACATCATCTTCATCGACTTCTTCAATCACTTACAAACAGATTGACAACATTGTAGGCGTAACATCAACATCAAATTCTTACTTATTGCAAGAAATTGAAGATGAAAGGTATGAATTGATCTTTGGTGACAATGTAATTGGTAGAAAACTATCAAATAGTAATGAAATTACAGTTTCATACATCGTAACTGATGGAAAAGAAGGAAATGGTGCTTCGGAGTTCAGTTTTGTAGGAAATATTACAAATCAGGATGGTGCATCGATTAATCCTGATACAATCGGTCTTGTTTCAACTGATGAAAAGTCAAGAGATGGTGATGAAATTGAATCTATTTCATCAATTAAGTATTTTGCACCAAGAATTTACTCTTCTCAGTATCGTGCAGTCACTTCATCCGATTATGAGTCAGTTTTAGGTTATATTTACCCAAACGTTGAGTCTGTAACCGCTTTTGGTGGTGAAGAGATGAGTCCACCTCGTTTTGGTAAAGTTTTCATCTCAGTTAAACCTCGAAATGGTGATTTTCTATCTGATGAAACAAAAAGAGAATTAATTCAAAGATTAAAGAGTTACGCAGTCGCTGGAATTGTGCCAGAGTTCATTGATTTAAAATATTTGTACGTTGAACTTAATGCAACACCATATTACAATCCAAGTTTAAATGATGATCAAGATAATCTTAAAACTGGTATTTCAAATGCATTAACACAGTATTCACGTTCAATTGATGTCAATAAATTTGGTGGTAGATTCAAATATAGTAAGGCTGTTTCATTGATCGATAGTGTTGACTCATCAGTTACATCAAATATCACTCTTGTAACGATTCGACGTAATCTAAAAGCAGTTTTGGGTCAATTTGCTCAATATGAGGTTTGTTATGGTAATCGTTTCCATACTCAAGAGAGTTCATATAACGTAGTTTCAACAGGATTTACTATTGAAGGTATAACAGGTACTGTTTACCTTGCTGATGAGGTAATTAATCGTGAAAAAGGTCGAATATTTTTCTTCACATACAATGAGGGTGGAACTCCAAATATTGTAAAGAAAAATGCTGGAACTGTCGATTATATGACTGGTGAAGTTCTTATAGATACTGTAAATATACTTTCAACAGTGATTGCAAACGGCGTGGTTGAAATTCAAGCAATTCCACATTCAAATGACGTTGTAGGTCTTCGTGATTTATATGTTAAGTTTGATATGACAAATACTACCATTAATATGGTTCAAGATTTAATTGCATCAGGTGAAAATACGTCTGGATCAAGATTTGTTCACACTCACAGTTATTATACTCCAACTTTTACGAGAAAATCTAAATCTCCAGTTTCAACAGCTGCTGCGATTCTTCCATCGACAGCTTCTTCAACTGCAACCAGAACTACAACTGGTGGAACTTATTCAAGTCCAACTACAACAAGTTCTAATACTTCTTCTTCATCATCATCCTCATCATCTAGTTCTAGCAGCGGATATTAATGATAGACACATCAATACAAAGAGTCGAAATCAATCAGGTAATTGAAAATCAGTTACCTGAGTTTGTTCAAGCAGAAAGTCCACTTTTTGTGGATTTTATGAAACAATACTATGTCTCCCAAGAATATCAGGGTGGATCAGTTAATATTGCCGAGAATATTGACAGATATACTAAATTACAAACATACGTTGGTGCTGCGCTTACAGAATATACTGGACTATCTACAGATACCGAGTCTTACTCATCTACAATATTCGTAGATTCAACAAAAGGATATCCAAAAAAATATGGATTACTTAAAATTGACGATGAAATAATCACATATACTGGTATTGGAACAACATCATTTACTGGATGTGTTCGTGGTTTCAGTGGCGTTGATGCGATGGATCAACCTACAAAACCTGATCTTTTGTCATTTAATGCAACTGTAGGGGTATCTCATACTGGTGGATCAAAGGTTCATAATTTATCCAATCTTTTTATTCGTGAGTTTTTTGATAAACTTAAAACAACTTATGCAAGTGGATTTGAAAATCGCAAATTGGACAGTGATTTAGATCAAGTTAAGTTTATTCGACATATTAAGGATTTTTATAAAACAAAGGGAACAGAAGAATCATATAAAATTTTATTTCGAGCATTATATGGTGAAGAAGTTAATGTTATTAAACCATCAGATTTTTTAATCAAACCATCAGATGCTGATTATGGTTTTGCACAAGATTTTGTAGTCAAATCGATTACTGGTGATCCTCGTGACTTAAAAGGATCTACACTCTTTCAAGACGCTGACGAAGATGATAGTAATATTCGTGGTGCTTCTGGTGCGATATCAGATGTTAAAGACTTCTTATATGGTGGGGAACATTATTATCAGGTAAGTGTATCAAAGAATTCTATTGATGGTGATTTTGTAGTCCCAGGCAGAACTCGTATAACTGACCCTGTATCATTTGGTTCAACTGTATTAACAGTCGATACTACAGTTGGATTTCCTACAAGTGGTTCTTTATCATTACCAACAGCATCTATTGCTGGTGTTGTAACTTATACAGGTAAAACATCAAATCAATTTGTGGGGGTAGATACAGCTCGTGATATTTTAAGCATTGGTGACGATGTAAGATACAATAATGTCGCATATGGATATTCTTTTGCAAATACAACAAAAAAGATTGAAGTTTTAATTACTGGTGTTTTAAAAGATTTTCCAATCCCTGATAAAAGTTTTTACTTTAATAAGGGAGATAAAGTTAAAGTTGGTACATTTGGTGTTTATAAAAGCAGTGAGGATGCTAATTTTGGATCATATGTTTACAACACTAGTGTAAAATTTACTCCAAAGACAGTTACAAGACAATCAAGTAGTAGTTTTAGAATCGATGTGTTATCTGATCATGGATTTTTGGAAGAAGATGCGATTGAGGTTTTAGATGGACAGTTAACCTTGATGGGTGTTGGTCGTGTTTTAAGTGTCGTCAGTAGTTCAGCTTTGATTTTGGGAGATTTGCCAAGTGTTGGTGTAAATAATTTTGCGTTTATCAGAAGAAGATTAAAAAGAGGAAATAGTTCTCTTCATGATAATATTACAAAATATACAACTGATGTTCAAAATGTATATGATCA